CTGCTGCACCTGCGCCACCACCTCCTGCACCAGCGTAGTAAGGGTCATGGTAGTCACCTGTACCACCAGCATAGCCTTGACCTGAAACCCCAGTACCGCCTGGATGAACAGCATTAATATTATTATTACCAGCACCGCCACCACCTGAGCCACCATTACCTCCATAGCCTTGTGCTGTAGAACTACTACCACCAGCGCCACCACCACCACCGCCTTGAGCAGTAGTTAATCCTGTAAATGATGAATCACCGCCACTAGAACCTCTAGTTGTTCCATTTCCTCCAGCACCACCAGCACCTACGGTAATTGTATAAGTAGTTCCGAAATGCAATAATGTAGAACCAGATACTGCACCACCAGCACCGCCACCACCACCTGTTCCTCCAGCACCGCCAGCACCACCAGCAACTATAAGATAAGTAGCATCAATTCCCATTGAAGGCCAATTACCACTTTTTTGAGCTTGTAATTGCTCAACTAAAGACCATACGCCTTTAGCAATAGATGATGTGGGAGCAGTATAGGTAGATGCCCTATAACCAGCAGGATAACGAATCATCTTAGTCCTTAACTAATAGCTTCAAAGCAAACAGCAAAAGTAAGAGCAGAACCAGTAGCAGAAGTAACTGCAACTGATTGATTTTCAGTAATGTATATATCGGTTGTTTTATCTGCAACAATCAATGTAGCTCCAGCAGGGACAGGGATTGTATAAGCAAGATAAGCGGTTACTGTTGCACTACCAAAAGTAGCGTTATTACCAATAGCAACGGTAGCGTTAGCTGTAGAGCCAGTAGCATTAGATACAAATATGCCTGTAATCTTATTAACTGTTCCGCTGGCTGGAGTCATGCCAGTTAAAGTCGTAGTGCCATCATAAGTAAATGAAGTAGTTGCACTTGTGCCAGAAGGTACACAATAAGCAGTATTTCCCTTGATGGTTGTTAATGCTGCAATATTTGGGTTTGCCATTTTAGAATCCTAGTGTCATTGCGTAAGCGATTGATTGAGCTTTTGTTATTCCACCTGAAGCAGTTTGCCATGTTGGAGCAGAAGCACCGTTACTTGTTAATACTTGCCCTGTTGTTCCTGCGGCTGTAACAGCATAAGCTGTGCCTGTACCGTAAGCAGCGCCACCAGCAGTAGGAGTAGCAGTAGAGTTTGTACCACCGTTAGCGATTGGTAATGCTGTGCCACTATAAGTTATAGCCAAAGTACCGCTAGTGGTAATAGGTGAGCCTGAAATAGAAAAAACAGAAGGAACTGTTGCTGCTACAGAAGTTACTGAACCAGAGCCTTTACCGTTAAATGTATTCCAATCGGTTGAGGTTAAATAACCGTTTGTAGATGTATTGGCAGCAGCCATGCTGATAGCAGGAGTTGTGCCACCGCTTGATACTACTGGTGCTGTGCCTGTAACGCTAGTTACTGTGCCTGTGGTCGGTGTAGTCCATGTAGGAGTTGAAGCATTGCCCTGGCTAGTTAATACTTGACCAGCCGTACCATAGTTATTTGTGCCAGTAATGTCGGTATTTAAACCAATAGAGCCTGTAGCGTTAATGACATGGGCTGATTGCCCTGTTGTACCCCAAGCTAAATAAGTCTTTTTACCATTGCCTGAACCAATAGATATATCACCATCGTGGCCTGAGTAGTAAATACCATTATTAAGACTAAAGAAGTCAGCAGGAGTACCAGAGCTAAATACAGATGAATTCATACCAAACTCACCATAATATGTAGAGTCTGTGCCTAAGTCATTACTTACAGCAAAGTTTGTAGATGCGCCAGTCGTACCTGATTTGTTTTGCATTACAGTTTGCAAATAAGAGCCAGATACTGTTGCTCCTGCGGCACAGTTTGAATTTGAAGAGTTATAGCTTAAAACTGGTGTTGTATTGGTAGTAGAGCTTGTAGCTAATTGAGAAACTGTTGCTGTTCCTATTGCATCAAGATATACCGACTTACCAGCAGGATAGTCGCCAAATACATAAAGAGTGCCTGTAAAGCTAACCAAAGCATTAGAGTTACTGGATGCAAGTACAGTATCACGGCTTAAAGTGCCAGCACCGACTGTACCTAGACCGACTTCCCATAAAGAGCCACCAGCATTGTAAATAGTGTAATAAGTCGTATTACCGTTGCCAACGGCTGAAGAAAAAGTCTGAAACTGAGTAACAGCACCAGCCAGGGTTAATGTCCCTGTGCCTGTCGTTGTACTTGTTTCTTGTACTCTGTCTTTAAGAATAAGTGCCATATAAGCCTTTAAGCATTACCACGAATAATTGTGCCAGCAGTAATAGCAACGAGTTGACCTGAAGATATAACCGTACTATTTAGGTTCATATCAGCGCCAGAAGTGCCTACAGAGCCATCCATTACTACAGTTGTACCATCTGACTTAACTATGCGGAAAAAGGTCGCTGTGCTTGATGCTACGGCTGTGCCATTAGTAACTGTACCTAGCGTAATAGAGCCGTTAGAGTCTGTACCAAAAGAACCACTAACTACTAAGCTAACAATCAAAGTCTGGGTAGAGATAGCAGTATTAGCGTTAGTTGGCTGAGTACCATCATAAAGGCGAATAATTGAACCAGAGCCAGCATAGGTAATTAAACCTGTTTGCTGTGCATCTCTAGTGCCGTTTGAATACTTTAGGTTTGAGGCCATTAGCTAACTCCTGTAATCTTACCGTTTTCATCACGGATAACTTGTTTAGGTTGTGATAGTTTTTGCATCAAAGCAGCTACCATTTGTGTCAACTGAGCATTGGTTTGTTGCATATTTTCCATTGCTGGTTGTAGTGGATGATTTGCCATTTGTGAGAATCCCATCGTATCTTGTAGGTTGCGAGCTTGGTCAACTGCTTCAATGTAGGCTTCTGAACCATCTGTCAGACCAGCATTGATTCGAGCAGTTTCTATTTTAGTCGAATTATCCAAATAAGCTAAGAGGATAGACTTATTATTGTCTATTTCAAGCTTCATCTTAGTAAGTTGCGCTTCCATGTTCATTTCTTCCATGTTGCGTTTTTCTTCTAACTGGAATTTAAGCTGATTCTCTTGGGCTTGATACTCTTGTTTAGCCTTTTCAAGCTCATTAGCCATCTGCATCTTCTGTTGCTCAAGTTGCGATTGTTGTTGCATCTTCTGTTGGTCAGCTTGAATCTGCATTTGCATCTTCTGAATCTCTGGAGGTGGCGGTTTAGGCTGTCCTTCTGATTTCTTAGCAGTTTCACGAATCTTATCGGCTGTTTCGTCAATAATGCCTTCCAACTGCTTGCCAGCCCTAAATGCGGTAACGCTAAATTTAAGCATTTCCATGAGCATAGGAGCTAATTCAGGTTGTGATGCTGCGGCAGGAAGGGCAGTTTGCATAAATCCACCGACTGCTTGCAAGAAAGCCATGCGGTTGTTCTTTTCAGCTTCCTCATCTTGGAAAATCATTGAATCAGATGTGACTTCAATACGGAAATTAGCGGCTGATTCGTTACGCAATAGCTCTAAAGCCTGGGGAATCAACTGTTGGTCTTGTGGACTCAACTGGTTTGACCCTGAAATCTTCTTAATGGTGTCATCTGTGAAATGATTACAGATAATCTGCGCTTTGATTTGTAACAATTTGGTAGCAAAGTCCACAACATTGTGTTGCATGGTCTTTAAACGACCCATAGCGTTGTTAGACTTGATAATCTGAGCGCCTAGCGTTTCATTAGGGTCTGTTTGACCTCTTTGAATATCGGCAATACCCATGATTTCATAGATTTGATTCTTAACTTGCTCCATTGCTTGATAACATTGTTGCAATGCGGCAGCAAAAGGAGCGATGTCAACTAAATCAATAGCGCCTTTCATGCCTTGTTTCTCAGCAAAAGCACCCCAGTTTTTAACAGGGATTAGAGCGTTGTTTTCGCCTTCAGAGAATAAGCGTTGTAGCTCAGAGTTTGAAGCATCGTAAACACCACGCACTTTCAATGCGTTAATTAAGCCATCAATGCGGTCTGAAAGCGTGTCCAATTCCCTAGCTTGGTCTTGGTACATCGTAAAGTCAGGTATTGGCTCTAGGCTCTCTGTAGTGATGGTGGAATATAAAGGCTTCGGACAAGGCCAGAATCCTTCTAATTGCAATGGGTCATCACGCTCATCTAATATCTTGCCTAAAGACTTGCTAATCCATAAGACCTTGCCTGTTTCTTTATCCCAAATCTCATAGATAAGGGCTTCATAAGCACCTTCAACTGGCTTTTCTGAGCGCTTTAAATCTTCTGGCTTAGTATCCAATGGCACTTTGCCACCAATTTCTTCACCAAAACGCTCTACCAATGCAGGGCGATTCATGTAAACCTTGCGCCAGACTGCGGTTACTTCTTCCCAAGTCCTAGCAACTGTATGCCCAAAGTCACGCCAATGCACATAATCTACAGGGCAGCACTCATATTCAATGCGCTCTTGATTCTCGGCTTCCATGCCGCCAGGCGTTTCAGACTCATCAATATCTTCTGTTACTTGATAGCCGTCATCGGGTTCACCTTCTTGACCACCTTCAATATGTGGCTCATAGCGTACCCATGCAGTACCACGACCACCTAATAAGCGGTCAAGTACAGCGTAGTTCATTGAAGCTTTGTAATCACCATAATGCTCAAGCTCAAACTCTAAAGCTCGTTCTAGCATCATAGAAGCAACACGACCAATAGGGTCGTTATCTCTAAATCTACGGCTTACATCTGGGCGTGGCAGTCTAGCAAAGATAGCTGGTTGGATAGTCTGGACATTAGACCAAAGGATATTAAAACGAGCATTAGGGTTGTTTTGGAAGCGGCTATCGTCTTTATACCTACGAATGATGCGGTCAGTACGATTTTCCCATTTCTTATAGGTTCGCTCGTAACCCATGATTTGGTTGTACCAACTCTCGTATGTATGCTTCATTAATATCTCCCTGCCGTCTTGACTTTGTTATGTTTCCATAAGTCATTAAGGCTTACATCAGTTTGTCCAACAAATAGCCCTTTAATGGTGTCATCTTTGGGCAATGCTTTTTCTTCTTCACGCCAGGCAATACTCAACATCCTAAATGCGTCTGCACCGTGAGAAGTCCAATCGTGTCTAGGTTTATCCCTAAATACTTTCTTATCTTCATCGTACTCACGCTGATATTGCCGTAAACATTCAATGCCATCGTCACACTTTGTATCGAACCAAGCTCTCATCAATGCAAGCCTACTTGCTTGAATTCCGTCTTGAAGCGATAAACTTGGGACAATTTTCATCTTTTCTAATGGAATTTTAACACTTAATTGCTCAATGATGCTTTTACCATTGGAAGCTAAAGTCTTAGCTCTAGCGTCATGCGGTAGCCAATGTATTCCATAGTTATATCCATACTCACGCTCTTTTGCTTGGATTAAGCCTGTATAGAAAGCAATAGGCTGCCCATTGGATGAATGGTAGTCTAGTAACCGTATCTCACCATGCACGACCTGGTACCACCACACGCTCGTATCATCGCTGTAACCCAAATCCCATGCTGTATGCGTGTTGAACATTGGGTCATGCTCTACATTAGTTATGCGCCCAGAGTCAGTTAATGCTCTCATCTCTTTACCGTAGAAAGCACCTAAGATTGCAGATTCAAAGTCACACTCAAACTCTTGTAAATATTGGTCTTGGCTCATCATCTTGGCGGCATCTGCCAATTCTGATTCTGGAATAAGTTCAGTCTGACTAGCTCTAAGCGTCTTTACATACCATTCAGGGTTGTTTAAAGCATTGCTATATACATCCCAAAAGCTGTTATGGCCTTTAGGTGTACCAATAAAGACAGCCCATCCTAACCTATCCGCAAGCAAAGGGCGAATAATCTCACCCCAAATTCTAGGGCTGCGCATATCAGCGTATTCATCAAGAACAATGCCATCAAGGTAAAGACCACGCAAGGCATCAGGATTATCAGCACCAAACAATCTAATCCTTGCTCCAGTAATGAGTTCGACCCATAGCTCAGATTGATTAGCCTTGGAAAGCACAGGTTGAGCAAACCTTTGGAGATAGTCCCATGCAATATTCTTAGCCTGGCTGTAATAGGGTGCAATGTAAGCGTAGCGCCCATCCTCCTTATCATCCATGAGGGCCTTATAGATAAGGTCATTGATGCAGAGTACCGTCTTACCACACCGCCTATGCGCCACTATTAAAGACCATCTCTC